TTAAACCCTCTTCGGTAACAAAGATTGTCCCGGGCACTAAACGCTCATCGTCCTCAATCAGAAATATCATTTGCAAGATAATATCTCGCCGTAAAATGCGGCTACGCTCTGCGATCAAGGCGGTCACTAATCCGCTTTCACGCAAGGCGTGTTTAATATCCTGCGCAATTGAAATGCGGTTATTGCACAAAATCGGCACGTTACCGCCGTCCAGCGTTAAATCGTCATTAGTGATTAAAAGGTCGAAATATTTATTATCCATACTTCAATGCCTGCCTATCTTGCTGCTGTTGCATTTCACGTCGCCACCTGTCCGGATCATCTGATTTTATCTCCATCTTCTGGATCACCATTGAGTGGCTCACGTTTTTATTCTGCGTCATCGCGGTGGAAATCAAACCTTGCGTGGTTGTGTTAATCTGCGGTCTGGCATTTGGCTTAACGCTCTCATCAAGCTGTAAATTGCTGTTTTTGGTCGCTGTTACGTTTGATGTGGTAATGTTGTTTTTGGTCTCCAGAACCGACGACTCCACTTTAATTTCCGGAATTTTAATGCCGATATAATCGCCCACTTTATTGACTTGTCGAATAATCCAATTAAGTGAGTCAAAAAACATCTTTTTAACCCCTTGCCAAACATCACCGAAAATATTAGTAATGCCCTGCGCCAATGCCCCGAAAATTTGCATTGCATCGCCAGCCTCCCAGCCAGCAACCACACCGTCCCACATTGCCAACAAGTCATTCGCTACATTGCCAAATATCTCAACAACGTTTAAAAATTGCGTTGCCAATAACTCGACAAACCCGGCCACAATTTCCAATCCGGTACCAAGCACATTGCCAATCACCATCCCGATCTGCACAAATCGCCCAGCTTCTACGCTACTTGCACGCATTCCGCCGGTGATACGACTAAAAATATCCGCAATTTTCCCGATTGCGGTTTTAAAAATGGCAAACGCATTGGATAATGGTTGCAATCTGTCGCTAATGCTGCCGAAACCGATTTTGATACCATCCCAAACGGCAGCCAATTGTGATTTGAATTTATACGCCAACATAGCAACACCACCGATAAGCAGTGCCACCATTGATAACGGGCTAAACAGTGCCATCACTGCCACACGCAAATAGGTAAACGGATTAAGCAAACGAAACGCCACACTAAATAAGCCGGAAAATAAACCTTTCGCCATATTTAACGGTTTAGCGAGTAAATTAATGCCTGACCCAACACCGGTAAACATTGATTTAAGCGATATTCCATTGCCTAAAATGGATTTAAACAGATCCGGCAACAATGCCAAACGCCAACGCAAACCGTTAAAGCCGGATACAGCACTGCCCCACATCGAGCCAAAGGCATTTTTTAGTAAATCCGCCCATTTTTGCGTGGTTTTGATCGGCTGCACTGGTGCAGCAAAGGCGTTAATCAGCGTTTTACCCAAACCAACACCGCTTGCACCAACACCGCTTATCGCACTACCCAAACCAGTGATTGGCAACAATGCCCCTTTCGCACCTACCCCCATCAACTTAAACGCCCCGACCAATAGCATTAATGACGCACCGGCACCGGCTAGTGCTGTGATACCGATACCAATAAAACCGATCAGTCTTGCGATATACTTGTTAGCATTGAGCCAGTCGACCGCATATTTGCCCATATCGGCAATTTTATCGGCAAGCGGTTCAATCTTTTTCAGCACCTGCCCACCGATACTGTCTTTAATATTGACCATAATCGCACTAAGCCGTTGCCACGGATCAGTCATCGCTTGCGCCATTTTCTGCAAATCTGCTGTGCCGCTCACATTGCGCAAATCTTTAATATTGCCGGTGAGGTTTCGGACTTGAGGCAATAACAATTTAATCAAAGCAACGGCTTCATCACTGCCAAACGCCTTTTTTAACTCTCCAGCTTCCGCAACATCTAGCACATCGCCATACTTACCCTTAATTTTGTTAAGGATACTGACCATATCCAACATTCTTCCGTTGCTGTCGGTAAAGGTTAATCCCAACGCCTTTTGTGCTCCGCCCACACCGGCTAAAAAAGCCTTATATTTTGTACCTGCTTCGCTACCACTCATTGTTGCCTGCAATGCACCAAGCACCGCAAATTGTTCCGCCGCTTCAATGCCTGCTGATTTTGCCGCTGCACCAACGGCAGTAAAAGCGCCACTCATACCGTCGCCCGTTGTCTTAAACATTTTCACTGCCAACGCGGTTTGTCCGGCAATTTTATCCACCCAGTCGGATTTGCCAATTTTTGCCGCTTCGTCCGCAAAAATGCCGTACATCGTGCCCATATAGTTGGTAATGGTTGCAGCTGTGGATTTCGTGCCTTTTGCCAATAAATTAGATGCGGCGGTGAATGCGGATAATTCATCGCCGTTTAATCCGGCGATTGCGGATTGGATATCATAAGCCGAGCGCACAAATTCTGCTGCTGCGCCACCAAAAGAAGAGGTGAAAGAAAGGGCTTTGTTTTTCAGTTGCTCCAACGATTGCTCTGCCACGCCGAGCGATTTCACTTCACCTAACGCGCGTGAGGTTTCAAGCGCCGGTTGCAAGCCACTGGCAATCGAATAACCGGCAGCAACAATACCGGCAGCGCCTGCAGCAATATTCCCCATTGCCGCTTTACCCTTACCAGCAAGCGCATCAAACTGCCCCATAATCCCCTTAATCGGTGCAGTCATCTGATCATTAAGTTTTAAAATATACTCAAGACCGGCTATTCCCAACGCCATAACATTACCCTTAACGACATCTCGACGAAACGCATTTCGTCGAGATAAACACGACTAAAAACATTTACTAATACCGACTGCCACGGCATCGGATAAATTCTCAAAAAATTGCTTGTTCAGCCATACTGCCCGAGCGAGATTGATTTCTGAATTATCGGCTTGCGGCAAATAGTGCATTCTTAACGCTATCGCCTGTGAATAGCCGTTTTTCTCAATCGACCTCACTCGCTCAGTTAGTTTTTTACCGCGATTTCAATTTCCGGCACAAAAATAGCGTTGAGCTTTTCGACAAGCTGCACCGCTAGCCCCGGCACATTAATAATTGTCAATAAATCCGCTTTACTTTCACTATCAACAATTTGCAATAAATAATCTTTTACCGGTGTAATTTTGTTTTCTTTTGTGATTTCGTTAAATAAGGCATCAATCGCCGCATTATCACGATTAAACACCAGCTCAACGCCACCAATATTAATAGTTACGCTTTCTTTGCCGGTAAGCTCTTCCAGTAACTGCTGTGCTGTTTTAGTTTTCATTGTCTGTCTCCTGATTATGTTGATTTATACAGTGTTTTAATTGTTGATATGCCGTTACACAAATATCGGTTTGAGCCAGTGATTTATGCAACGCCATCACCAAATCTTTATTAGTTGTGATATGTACCGCAATTTGCTGACAAGCTGCCGTTGTCGGGCAAAGTAGCGGTTGTTTAATTAATTTGATTTCGGTTGTTGAGCAAGCGACTAACATCGCCAGGCACACGCTCATCACTCCAATTTTTATTACTTTCCAACGCTTCATTGATCGCCTTTTCTTGCTGTTGTGCTGCTTGTTGCATTTCAGTGACTTTATCTATCAATAATTGCTGTTGTTGCTGATAAACTTCGGCTTGTCGTTGCAATATTAAAATCTGTTGTTGATGTTCTAGCTTTAACTTTGTGATTTCTGCATTTTTTTGCGTTTCAAGTGCAATCATTTGTTTTTGCTTTTCAAACGACTGCAAAAAAAAAGCTGCACAACCGATAAGAACAAGCAAAATAATAAAACTATGACCTTTTAATAGTTTGATAAGCATAATTTCCGCTCCTGCTCACGACGTTTCACTAACCATGGCAACTTTTCTCCGTTTGCATAAACCCAACGAGTAAACTGCTTGCACATTTGCGGTGTATAACCACCGTTTGCCATTTTGTACAAGGTTGATTTTCGCATTGCGCTACAACCGACATTAAAGGTAATCGACACCAACGCATCAAACGCCCCTTGCGGCATTTTTTTGCCGTT